AAAGTGGTGGCAAAAGAAGGAAGTGTGGTAAAACTCATTCACTTCGGGGATGCTTCTATGGGACACAATTATTCTCCAGAAGCAAGGGCTAGTTTTAAAGCAAGGCATGCTGAGAACATTGCTAAAGGGAAGATGAGTGCTGCTTATTGGGCTAATAAGGAGCTTTGGGCTGGAGGTGGTGGTAGTGTTAAACAACCCCCTAAAGGCCAGAAACAGAAGTTTGGAAAATAATTATGGCAACAGATGCAGAGAAAGTTAAAAAATATAGGGACATGGCTAATGACAAAACTGTTCCTCAAGATGTTAGAAACAGCTATCTAGACAAGGCCAATGCCATTGAGCTTAAAGCCTTTGAAGACTACAAAGCTGGTGGCACACAGACTAATAAGCCTTCCAATGCTCCTGCTTCTGCAACAAAGAAGAAAGAGATGGCTAAGGGTGGTTATGCCACCAAGAAGCCTATGATGATGAATAAGGGTGGCTATGCCAACTGTGGAGCTTCTATGGCTCCTCAACAAAAAGCTAAGAAATGAAACTTCCAGTAAAATATTCAACAGATCAAAAGCTAAGGGCTTTGTCTTTGAAATCTAAGGATAGATCATTACCTTTTAGTGAGAGGTCGCAAGCTGAAGACCAATATGAAGCTTTAGCATCTAAAGAGTATGCTAAAGGTGGTGTTATTAAAAAGGAAACTATTATGGCAACGAAGAAAATGTCTGAGTATGGTGGTAAAGAAATGTATGCTTCTAAGGCTGCAATGATGAAGCATGAGAAGAAAGAACCCATGAAGATGGAAAAGAAAGAAGCCATGATGGCTAAGGGGGGTATGACCAAGAAGCCTGTGCTTGCCATTATGATTGGTGTTGGTAAGCCTAAGAAGGCTATGGCTAAAGGCGGCATGACTAAGAAGAAATAATATGGCTACACAATTAACAAAGAAACAAACTGCTAAGGTTGGTAAGGTTATGCGTGAGTTTAAGGCTAAGGGGCTGCACAGCGGTAAAGGTGGCCCCGTGGTTAAAAACCCAAAGCAAGCTGTAGCCATTGCCTTGTCTGAAGCTTCTAGAATGAAGAAGAAGTAACCTGTGTCCATAACTTATTATCCTCAGCCAACCACCACTGTTCAATTTACAGGGATGGCTACTGATGCCTTTGGTCGTGCAAGGGTGACAAATCCTTTCACCTTGTTTGAAAGTCAGCATAGGTATTTTGAGAATAGTAAGTGGAACACTGATACTGCTACTGGAGGCACAGCAACACATGTGCCTGCTGAAAGTGTAATGAACTTAGCTGTTACCACAACCAGTGGCAGCAAAGTGTATAGAGAAACAAAGAGAGTGTTTGCCTATCAACCCGGCAAGAGTTTGTTAATTATGACAACCTTTGCTATGGCTGCTCCTAAGACAAATCTTAGACAGCGAGTAGGATATTTTAGCGCATTAGATGGCATCTATTTAGAAAACGATGGTACATACAACTACATTGTTATTCGCAGCCAAAGCTTAGGCACCACAACAAGAATAAGACAAGATGCTTGGAATGCGGATAAGTTTGATGGCACTGGTGGTTCTGGTAGAAACATTAATGTTAGCAAGACTCAAATTTTGTGGGTAGATATTGAATGGCTTGGTGTTGGTGATGTGAGGGTTGGGTTTGTTGTTGATGGTGCTTTGGTATTGGCTCATACCTTCCACAATGATAATGAAAATACTACCACCTACATGACCACTGCCATTCTTCCTGTTAGATATGAAATAGAAAATACAGGAACAACGGCTAATGCTAGCACAATGAAGCAGATCTGTAGCACTGTTATTTCTGAAGGTGGATTTGAACTCTTTGGTTTCCAGCAAGCAGTGGGTACTCCAATTACAACTGCTCGTACATTAACAACTGCTGGAACATTCTATCCAATAGTTGCTCTTCGTTTGAAATCTACAGCCTTGGATGACCTTGCCATTTTAACAGCCCTCTCTTTGCTGGGTAGTGGAAACAATGTTAATTACAATTGGAAAGTGCTGAACGCATCCACCATCACTGGAGGCACTTGGGTTAGTGCTGGCGCTGGTAGCAGCGTAGAATATAACATCACAGGCACAGGCACATCTGGTGGAGATGTGTTAGCTTCTGGTTATTTTAGTTCTTCTACACAGTCTTCACCAGCAGTTGATATTTTAAAAGAAGCTCTATTTAAATTTCAGTTTGAAAGAAATAGCTTTACCTCCACACCATCCGTCATAGCTCTTGCTATTGCTAGCGACAATGGTGGAGCAAATGTGTATGGTTCTATGGATTGGGAAGAGATAACACGATGACCTCTACAAAAAATAGAACGCTAGGTAAGCTGCTCACTACAAGCAATGCTGACATCTACACAGTGCCCACACGCTATGTCACTGAAGTTACTAGCATTGTTGTTAGTAACGCTTCTTCGTCTTCCACCACATTCTCCTTAGATTGGTATGATACTGTCACCTCTACATGGTATACGATAGCTGAGCTAGTATCTCTAAAGCCCAATAGCATTCTTCAAATCACACACTGTTTCATGTTACAGGCCGGGGATAAATTTAGAGGCTTAGCTGGTGCTGCTGATGCCATCACTGTTTCCATTAGAGTGGAAGAGTCTTACTCTGTGGTGAGTTGATGTTTATTGCTGAATTTATTCTGTGCATAGCTCTAGACTGCAAAGTGTTGAGAGAAGAATATCAAACTGAGTTTAAAGAAGAAATGAAATGTTTGAGACATGCCAAAGCAGTTGCTGTGTCTCTACAAGAAGAATATAACCATTTACCCACAAGAGTGGCGTTTAGGTGTATCACTACAAAGAATAGGACAGATGTTTAATGGCTACAAAAAATTGGATACAAGAAGCAATTAAAAAGCCGGGAACTTTGCGCTCTTCTTTAAAAATTAAAGAAGGAAAAACAATACCTGCTGCTAAACTGAAGAAAGCTGCTAAGGCTCCCGGTAAGTTGGGACAAAGAGCTAGGCTTGCTCAAACACTTAAGAAGATGAAATAATGGCTAAAGAACTAACAGACAAACACAAGAAGTTTCTTGATGTTTTATTTGATGAGGCTGGCGGCAACCCCACAGCAGCCAAGCGTCTTGCTGGCTTCTCTGATGGCTATAGCACCAGAGAAATTACCAACTTCTTGAAAGAAGAAATTGTAGAAGCCACTCAGCTCTATATTGCCATGAATGCTCCTAAGGCTGCTAGAGCCATTGTTGATGGTATAATGTCTCCCACTGAGCTTGGCATTAAAGAGAAGCTGAATGCTGCCAAAGATTTGTTAGACAGGGCTGGCTTTGTTAAGACAGACAAGGTGCAGGTTGAAACTAACAACGGCATTATGATTTTGCCAGCAAAGGATAAAGTGGAAGAGGATTGATATGGACAGAGGTGTTGGTAAGTGGATATTGCCTCAGCCAGATAACAGAGTGGAATATATACCAATCCCGATGATGGGAACATTAGCTCCATTTGGTTATAAGATAGATGAAGAAAGAGAAGGGTGGCTTATTCCCATCCAATCAGAACTAGATGCTTTAGAAAAAGCTAAGAAGCATTTAAAACAATATGGATTGAGGGCTGTTGCTGCTTGGTTGTCAACAGCTACTGGTAGACCAATATCCCACGCAGGACTTAATAACAGATTAAAATATGAGCAGTCGTACAAGAGAAGAGCTAAAGCTTACCGCAAGCTTGCCGAAGGGTACAAAGAAGCCCTTAGGAAGGCCGAAGCGTACGAAAGAAGAGCCAACACCACAGCAGAAAGCTACTTCGACTCAGAAGAATACAGAAAAGTCAGAAACACCTTCTCTGATGATAGTGACAGAGCCGATAGTTGCTCAGCAAAATGTAATATTCAAGCCTAATGCAGGGCCGCAGACAGCGTTCTTAGCGGCCTCTGAAAGAGAAGTGTTATATGGTGGGGCTGCTGGTGGTGGTAAAAGTTACGCCATGCTGGCAGACCCCATTAGATATTTAAGTCATCCTCAGTTTTCTGGGTTGTTGCTGCGTCACACAACAGAAGAACTTAGAGAACTCATTTGGAAAAGCCAAGAGATATATCCCAAGATTTATCCCGGCATCAAATGGAGTGAGAGAAAGATGCAATGGCAGGCACCTTCTGGTGCTAGGCTGTGGATGTCATATCTGGATAGAGATGAAGATGTGTTGAGATATCAGGGGTTGGCCTTTAGCTGGATTGGTTTTGATGAGCTAACCCAGTGGCACACCCCTTTTGCTTGGAACTATATGCGTTCTCGCTTGCGTACACCCGCAGCAGATCTGCCTATTTTTATGAGAGCAACAACAAACCCCGGTGGGCCGGGACATGCTTGGGTGAAGAAGATGTTTATTGACCCTTCTCCAGCTAGAAAAGCCTTCTGGGCCACAGACATTGAGACAGGGGAGACACTAGCCTACCCCAAAGGGCATAGCAAAGAGGGACAACCTCTTTTCAAACGCCGCTTTATACCAGCAATGCTGACAGATAACCCCTATCTAGCTGATAGCGGCGACTACGAAACCATGTTGTTGTCTCTTCCTGAGCATCAACGCAAGCAATTGCTTGAGGGAAACTGGGATATTGCAGAAGGAGCAGCCTTTCCTGAGTTTAATAGGGCTGTTCATGTGGTGAACAGCTTTGAAATACCCAAAAACTGGGTAAAATTTAGGGCTTGTGACTATGGATATGGTAGTTTTAGTGCTGTTGTATGGTTTGCTGTCACCCCTAGTGAGCAACTTGTCCTCTATCGTGAGCTATATGTTAGCAAAGTGTTGGCAAAAGACCTTGCACACATGATATTGCAGGCAGAAGCCAACGATGGTGGCATTAGATATGGT